GGAACTGGCGGCGCTGCCGCACGCTGTCCGGTCGATCAAGCTGGCTACACTCTACATTGACCTGACGGAAGATGAAGAATGGGCGATCCTGACGCACGATGGAATGTATGACTTTGCAAGGACTTTTATGCAGGGGCATGAAACGCCGCTTTCCCTGATCATTCACTGGGCGGATATGTGGGCCAGTCATGTGATCGAGGGCGGCAGCGATAAGGAAAGCGAGGGTTGAAAAAAATGGTGAATGAAAAGCAGGGGAAGGTCTACAGCCCCAGGCCGGTGTATTGCCGGAAACTGGCCCGCAACGTGATCCGGGAACAGTACCGGCGCAGGTATGGGCAGCATGATGTAAACAAGAATATGGCAGCCAACTTTCAGCGGCTGCGGAAAGGACAGGTGAAATAATTATGGCACAGAAAACTTTGATTATGGGGGAATCCGGCACTGGTAAAAGTACCAGCCTGCGGAATCTGGATCCGGCTATCACGGCCATCGTGAACCCTGTGGGGAAGCCCCTGCCGTTCAAAACGGACAAGGGGAAGTTCACCCAGCTGCTGAATGAAACGAAGTCCAGCAACATTGTTTCCTGGATGCGCTGCCAGGCGAAGAACGGAAAGAAGATCATTGTGGTGGACGATTTCCAGTATTTGCTTTCTATCCCGTATATGAACCGGATCCATGAAAGCGGCTGGGACAAGTGGAACGATTTCGGGGATGACTACTTTCGCCTGATTGACGTATGTGCGGAACTGCCGGAAGATGTGCGGGTGTACTACCTGACGCACACGGAAACCCTGGACAATGGCGTGACCACCATCAAGCTGATCGGGAAGCTGCTGCGGGAAAAGATCACCATTGAAGGGCTGTTCACTATCGTACTGCGCACTTCCGTAATTGATCAGAAGTATTATTTTCTGACGCAGAACAGCGGCAAGGACACGGTGAAGTCCCCGATGGGTATGTTCCCGGACTATGCCGTGGACAACGATCTGGCCTATGTGGATGACAAGATCTGTAATTATTATGAAATCGGCAACTATAAATCTGACGCTGAAATGGCTGCGGCGGATCAGGCGGTGGCTGGTGACGTGCAGAAACCGGACAAGAACGGGCGCAGGGCCAGGGGCACCACGCCGCCCAGGAAGTCACGGGAACAGGTGGAAAAGGAAAACCTGGCTGCTGCGGAAGCCTACCAGGAACAGGTGGACAAAGCCGTGGAAGCTGCTTTCCCCGGAAAAGAAGAAGTTCCCTTTGATGACTATTTGAAGGTGGCGGAAACCGTGCCGCAGCCCGCATATACAAAGCCGCCCAGACGGACACGGGCAGAACGCCAGGCACAGCAGGCGGCGGCACCTGCACCGTCCCCGGCTGACGGGTTCCAGGATATTCCTGACACTGGTGACGATGACGATCTGCCCTTCACAGTGGGCGGTGAGGGTGGGAAGGACGAACCGCAGCCCCAGGCGATGGCCCACGGTATGGCTGCGGATGCTATGAATCCACCGGAAGGGCCGGAAAGACCCCCCAGGGAGCGCCGCCAGCGCAACATTCAGCCGCAGGGCGATCCGGCACCGGAAGCAGCAGCGCCGGAAGCTGCATCTGCTGATTCTGCCGCAGGCCGTGTTAGAAGAACCAGAAGAACAAGATGACCATATTTCAGAAAGGATAGGTGTTAAAAATGGCATTAGATTTTTCAGCGATTGACAGAGAAGTGAACCAGGAACAGCTTATGAAGGATGTGCAGGAAGCGAAGAACAACAGCGGGGACATCCCCAAAGGCGTGTACATTGTGGGCATTGACAAGATGGAGATCCGGGAAACAAAGGATCACCGACCCATGTTCTTCATTCAGGCCCGTGTCAAGGAAGGTGAATACAAAAATCACTGCATCTTTATGAACCGGGTTATTTACGGAACAAAGAATGACGGCAACATGATCGGTTCCGTGCTGACCATCCTGGAAAAGTTTGAAACGGAAACTGTGCCGGAGTTCCGCAGCTATAACCAGTTCATTGACAACGTGGCGGACATCTATGAGGAAATCCAGGGTGTTGTGGAATGTGAAGTGGACTATGACAAGGACGCTTTCAACAGTATCAGCATCCGGGAAGTATATGACATTTAAGGACAGGCCCCAGGGGTGGCTGCAAAGCTGCCCCTGGGCTGTTAGAAAGGACGGTGAACGGCTTGCTTTTCTATGACTTTGAAGTGTTCGCCTATGATTGGCTGGTGGTGGTGATTGACAGCTACACGCAGCAGGAACACGTTATTGTGAATGACCGTGACCGGCTGGAAGCCCTGTACAATGAAAACCAATACAATATCTGGGTGGGGTTCAATTCCCGGCACTATGACCAGTACATATTGAAAGCGATCCTGTGCGGGTTTGATCCCAAAGAAGTCAATGATTTTATTATAGTACAGGGGAATGACGGCTGGCAGTATTCCACTCAGCTGCGGAAGATCCCGCTGATCAACTATGATGTGATGCCTAACCCGCCCATTGGTTTGAAAACGCTTGAAGGGTTCCTGGGTTCAGATATACGGGAAACGGATGTGCCCTTTGACATTGACAGGCCGCTGACGCAGGACGAAGTGGACAAGACCGTGTTCTATTGCAGGCATGACGTGGAGCAGACCGCAAAGGTGTTCATAGAACGGATAGATGAATTTAATGCTATGTATGGCATTGTGAAAGCCTTTGATCTGCCGCTGTCCTGCATAGGGGACACGGAAGCCCGGATCACTGCGAAGGTGCTTGACTGTGTGCGGCAGGACTTCCGGGATGAATTTGAATATTTCTTCCTGCCGTGCGTGCAGCTGAACAAGTACAAAGGTGTTCAGGATTGGTTTGAACGCAAGCGCCGGGAAGCCCTTGTGCTGGATCTACAGTCTGACAGTTATGAAAAAAGGCTGTGGTATAAACGGC